TTGATTGGCAATACCCTGATTGGTAATGTTCACGCACCGTTTCCCCAATGAAAAAGGGTCTTTCCCTAAATAATTTCAGTAATAATCTGAGATTTCGGAGACAGAAAAGATGCCACTAAATTTAGCATCTCCTGGTATAGTTGTAAGAGAGGTTGACCTAACAATTGGGCGTGTTGATCCTACTAGTGGAACAATCGGAGCGTTGGTAGCACCATTTGAAAAAGGACCTATAGGAGATCCACAACTTATTGAAAGTGAGGAGGACTTACTTCAAACTTTTGGTAAGCCATTTTCAATAGACAAGCATTACGAGCATTGGTTATCTGCTTCATCTTTTCTTGCTTATGGTGGAACAATGCAAATTGTCAGAGCAGATGATCAAACGATCAGAAATGCTACTGATGATGGCACACCAGAGATTAAGATCAAAAGTAGAGAACATTATCAGCAACTAGGATATGATGAGAATCCTCTAGTAACTACTGTAATTGCTGCTAGAAACCCAGGAATATGGGCTAACGGATTAACCGTAGCAATGGTTGACGGAAAAACAGATCAAATACTTGAAATAACAGATCCAACTGGTATTGATATTGGAGATGTAGTAACACAACCTGTTCCTGCTGATACTATAGAAGTTGGTGCTGGAACAACATCTGTACTTGATGGATATTTCTATGGTGTTGTTACTGAAACAGCAGCAAATAGTATAGGTGTTAAACTTACACATCATGTTTCTTCTACTGGAACAGTAAGAGTTAAGGACTACACTGAAAGTGGAGTATTTAAGTATGGTGATGATGGTGATATTAGTATCACAGAACCTGGTCAATCATCTGCTGGTTTAACAACAGCAGTTACTGTAGCAAGAGATTGGTTCGCTGATCAAAAAATTACAATAACTGGTGGTGCTGAGATTCAATGGGATCAATTAGCATCAAGACCTGGTACTTCAGCATATGCCGCAGAAAGAGGTGGTAGATTTGATGAAGTTCATCTTGTTATCGTTGATGATAAAGGAACATACACAGGTAATGCTGGAACAATCCTTGAAAAGCATTTATCACTTTCAAAAGCACAAGATGCTGAGTATTCTGTAGGAAGTGCTTCTTACTGGAGAAAGTATCTTGAGATTAATTCAAATTATGTATTTGGATTAGGTGGACCTGCTGGAATTACTACTTCAGCAACTACAAGTGCTCCAGGAGACACTGTTGTATTAGATGGTGATGAGAAATGGGATCAAGATGCTTCAGCAGTTAACTTTGGTGGTGCTGGTGCTGTGAAATTTACACTACAAGGTGGTAAAACTTACGGTGGTCACACTGATACAGTAACTGCTGGTTCAATGGCATCTGGTTTAGATGATATTCTTTCAGGATATACCTTATTTGAAAATAAGGAAGAAACTGAAGTTGATTTCATCATCATGGGATCTGCTAATTATTCAAGCAATTTCCATGCTATTCAATTAGCAAATAAGTGTATTGCTGTAGCGGAAGCAAGGAAAGATGCTGTAGCATTTGTTTCTCCTAACAGACAGGCATTTATAAATGATACTGCTGATTCTACTGCTGTAACAGTTCAATCAATAGATGATATCACTAATAATGTAAAGGAATTTGCTAATCAAATCACATCTTCAACATACGGTGTAATCGATAGTGGTTACAAGTATATGTTTGATCGTTTCAATAACACATTCAGATATGTTCCATTAAATGGTGACATTGCTGGAACTTGTGCTAGAACAAGCATCGAACAATTCCCTTGGTTCTCACCAGGCGGAACAGCAAGAGGTGCTATTCTTAACGCAGTTAAATTAGTATACAATCCAGGGCAAAAACAGAGAGATATACTCTACACAAATAGAGTTAACCCTGTTATCAACTCTCCTGGTGCTGGAATCGTATTATTCGGTGATAAGACAGCATTCGGAAAATCATCAGCGTTTGATCGTATCAACGTTCGTAGATTATTCATCTACTTAGAAGATGCTATTTCTGCTGCTGCTAAAGATCAACTCTTTGAGTTTAATGATGAAATTACAAGGACTAACTTTGTAAATATCATTGAACCATTCCTTAGAGATGTTCAAGCAAAACGAGGTATCTTTGACTTCGTGGTTATTTGTGATGAGACTAACAACACAGCAGCAGTTATTGATTCTAACGAACTAGTTGCTGACATCTTCATCAAACCTGCACGTTCTATCAACTTCATTGGTCTTACCTTTGTTGCTACAAGAACTGGTGTTGCTTTTGAAGAAGTAATCGGTTCCGTTTAATTAGAGGTTTAAAAAACAATCATGGCTAGAAACCAAGTCAATCCACCACCATTAAGGACTATTTCCAACTTTAAGAGTAAGTTGACAGGTGGTGGTGCTCGTGCCAATCTGTTTGAAGTTGTCCTCACTTTCCCTGATGCTGCTCAACCAGATCAAGATGTCCTTGAAAAAGCAAGATTCTTAGTAAAGGGTGCTAATTTACCAGCATCCAATGTTGCTCAAATCGATGTTCCTTTCAGAGGAAGGATTCTTAAGATTGCTGGAGACAGAACATTTGATACATGGACTGTTACCGTAATCAATGATACTGACTTTGCTATTCGTTCAGCATTTGAAAACTGGATGAATACTATTAATCGTCTTTCCGATAACACTGGTTTAGTTAATCCAGCAGATTATCAGGCAGATGCTTATGTCTATCAGTTAGATCGTGACGGATCCTCTCTAAGATCGTATCGTTTCTATGATACTTTCCCAACTCAGGTTGGTCCTATCGAACTTTCCTATGATGCTCAAGGAATTCAAGAATTCACTGTTGAACTACAAGTTCAGTATTATGAAGCAATTAAAGGAACTGGTCCAAATGCTGGTGGTGACAACATCAACTAAATAGATCATAAAGAGACTAATTTTATACTATGGCAAAACTTTTCGGGTTTTCAATTGAGGAAACGCAAAAGAAATCCACTTCGATAATCAGCCCTGTTCCCAAGAACAATGAGGATGGGGTTGATAATTTTATATCAAGTGGATTTTATGGTCAATATGTAGATATTGAAGGTGCGTATCGTTCAGAATATGATCTAATAAAAAGATATAGGGAAATGGCATTGCATCCAGAAGTGGATGGTGCTATTGAAGATGTAGTAAATGAAGCAATAGTTAGTGACTTATATGACTCTCCTGTAGAGGTTGAGTTATCAAATCTAAATGCTACAGAGAGTATTAAGAAAAAAATTAGAGAAGAATTTAGATATATTAAAGAATTAATGGACTTTGATAAAAAGTCTCATGAAATTTTTAGAAATTGGTATGTAGATGGTAGAGTATTTTACTTAAAAGTTATTGATGTAAAAGCTCCACAAGAAGGATTACAAGATTTAAGATATATTGATCCTCTTAAGATGAAGTTTATTCGTCAAGAGAAGAAAAAACCAGGTACTGGTGATCCAACAATAATGATTAGAAAGGATGAGGATGCTGTTCCTAATCCTGAGTTTGATGAATATTATCTTTATACACCTAAAATCCAACATCCAACTTCAATGATTGGACAGATGGGTGGTAAGAAAGCAATTAAAATTGCTAAAGATTCTATTTGTTATTGTACTTCTGGGTTAGTTGACAGAAATAAGAATAGAGTTCTTTCTTATCTTCATAAAGCAATTAAGGGTCTTAATCAACTTAGAATGATTGAGGATTCTCTTGTTATCTACAGATTATCAAGAGCACCAGAAAGAAGAATATTTTATATTGATGTAGGTAATCTACCAAAGGTAAAAGCAGAACAGTACCTAAAAGAGGTAATGTCTCGCTATAGAAATAAGTTAGTTTATGATGCGAACACTGGTGAAGTTCGTGATGACCGTAAATTTATGAGTATGATGGAGGATTTCTGGTTGCCTAGAAGAGAAGGTGGTCGGGGAACCGAAATTACAACTCTACCTGGTGGGCAAAATCTTGGTGAATTATCTGATATAGAGTATTTCCAAAAGAAACTTTATAGGTCATTAGGTGTTCCTGAATCTAGAATTGCTTCTGAAGGTGGTTTTAATTTAGGTCGTTCATCAGAAATTTTAAGAGATGAACTTAAGTTTGCTAAGTTTGTAGGACGTTTGAGAAAACGTTTTGCGAATATGTTTAATGATATGCTCAGAACACAATTGATTCTGAAGAATATTGTTACTCCAGAAGACTGGGATAAAATGGAAGATCATATTCAATATGACTTCATTTATGATAATCAATTTGCAGAACTTAAAGAGTCTGAATTGATGGAAGGTAGATTAGGTATGCTTGCTACAATCGAACCTTATATTGGTAAGTATTACTCTACAGAATATGTTCGTAAGAGAGTTTTACGTCAAACTGATATGGAAATAGAGGAAATTGATACTCAAATTGAAGATGAAATTCAAAAGGGAATCATTCCAGATCCATCAACACTTGATCCAATAACTGGTGAACCATTACCTCAAGAAGATCCAATGGCAATGGGTGAAGAGCAGGTAGATCCAGATATAGCAGCAGAAGCACAAAAGATAGACGCACAGTACGAAAAAGATACCAAGACAGCCGAGTTATAAATATAGTTATTACTATATCTTAATCTAATGGAAGACATTGTGAATCTGATTGCTACAGATGCTTCTGCAGCCGAAATTTCAGATCAAATTAAGGATGCTTTATTTAATAAGTCTGCCGAGAAAATTGAATCTTTAAAGCCTAATGTTGCAAATTCTTTCTTTGGTGATCAAGCACCTCAGAATACATTTGTTCCAGATGAGCAAGTTTCAAGTGAAGAAGAACCTACTGAACAAGAAGAATGAAACTGATCACAGAAGAGATTTCTAACGTAAAAATTATTACCGAAGGTAAGGGATCTAATAAGACTCTTCATATCGAAGGTGTATTTTTGCAAGGAGGCATTAAAAACCGTAATGGTAGAATGTATCCTACAAGTACTCTCTGCAACGAAGTGAAAAGATATAATGAGAATTTTATTAATAAAGGTCGTGCTTTAGGAGAGTTGGGTCATCCCGAAGGTCCTACAGTTAACCTTGATAGAGTATCTCATAAAATTACATCTTTGGTTCAAGAAGGTGATAATTTCAAAGGAAAAGCAAAACTTTTAGAAACACCTATGGGTAAGATTGCTAAATCTTTACTTGGTGAAGGTGTTATGCTTGGAGTATCTTCTCGTGGTGTTGGATCACTAAAAGAAGATCATTCAGGTACTAAAATAGTTGGTGAGGATTTTCAGTTAGCAACTGCTGCTGATATCGTTGCCGATCCTTCTGCTCCAGATGCATTTGTAAATGGAATCATGGAAGGAAAAGAATGGGTTTGGGATGGAGGAGTTCTTAGAGAACAACTTGCTGAGAAAACCAAGAAGGCTATTAATACTTTAGCTGGTCAAAGTGCTTTAGAGGAGCACAAGTTGAGTCTATTCAACAATTTTCTAAATAACCTCTGATTTAACAAATCTATAAATAAGTATAGATTCTAACAGATCTAGTAAACCGTCCGTTGGGAACAATTAACACGACATGGAAAACCTCGAAGAAAACGTAGTAACTAAGGGTGCAGCTAAAGGCGATCCAGCTCCAGCTGGTGTCCCAGTTGAAGACCTTGGTGGACCTACTCCTGAAAATTATCGTCCAGACGATAATTCTGCACAACTTAAAGATCCTGCTGCTACATTAAAGCAAGTACAGGATGTTGTAAATTCTAAGGCAACTAAAGCAGAAGAAGCAACTCCAGAAGGAGATGTTGTTTCTGAAGAAGAAGTAACTACTGATGAAGTAGTGGCTGAAGAAGAAGCATCTACTGAAGAAGTTGTAGCAGAAGAAGAGACAACAGAAGAAGAAGTTGTTTCCGAAGAAGAAACTACTGAAGAAGAAACAATCGCAGAAATTAATGTTGAGGAAGACCTCAAAGCATTAATCGAAGGCGAAGAACTTTCAGAAGAGTTTCAGGACAAAGCAAGAGTAATCTTTGAAACAGCAATTAAGACAAAAGTTGAAGAGATCAAAGAAGAACTTCAAGAATCTTATGCTGCTGCTCTTGTAGAAGAACTAGAAACCATTAAAGGTGGTTTAATCGAAAGAGTCGATAGCTATCTTGAGTATGTTTCTGACGAGTGGATGCAGGAAAACGCACTCCAAGTAGAAACAGGACTCAAAACAGAAATGACTGAATCATTCCTAGAAGGAATGAAGGGTCTTTTTGAAGAACATTATGTAACTATCCCTGAAGAAAAATATGATGTCATCGAGAGCATGGTAGATAAACTTGATGAAATGGAAGATAAACTCAACGAGCAAATCGAAAAGAATGTTGCTCTTAATAAGAGATTGTCCGAGTCAGTTTCTGATGTAGTATTTGCAGACGTAACTGAAGGACTTGCCCAAACACAAAAGGACAAGCT